TAAACCGCGAAAACCCAGGGTCAAAGGGTGGTGGCCGAAACAATGCCAGACTAAATCCGGCCGCAAGATTTTCAACACGATTACCAAATACAACCTTGCGCACGGAGAGAGGGGTTCTGGAAAAACGATGGACGTTTTGGGCCGAATGGTGCGTCACTGTTATGAGAACGACAACGCCCTGGCCGTAGTGGTGACGCTGACTCGATCATCCGCGACACTGGGCGGAGCATGGGAAAAGCTCCTTAGTATGATCCTGCCTGAGTGGGTGGAGGGAATCGGCCTCGAGGGCGACGGTAACCAGGGCCGGATTCAGGAACGCCGGGATGATTCTCAAAACCGCTACGTGTGGATCGGCAATAAGCACGGCGGCTGGTCTCGTATCGTTATGCGCTCGATGCTCCATGGCGAGCAGATTCAGGGGCGGATCAAGGGCATGGAGTTCTCCTTCTTTTTCTTCGATGAGCTGACGGAAACCGACTCCGAGGAGTACTTTATCCAACCGCTTCAGCAGCTCCGGCGCCAGGTCAATGAGCTTCAGTTCTGGGGCGCCTGCAATCCCTCTGATGACGGGGAGGACCACTGGGTTTACAAGCGATGGTTCGTCAAAAAGAATCAGGCCGACCCGAAGCAGTACGCGACCATCCATGTTCCGATGCACGAAAACATCTTCATGGCCAACCGCGACGAGTACATCGAGCAGGTCAAGGAAGCGTGTAAATCCGACCCGACCGCCTACGACCGGCTGATTCGCGGTCTCTGGGTCAAGCGGCCTCGCGGCAAGGGGTTGCTCGCCCCTTACTTCAGCCGTGCCACCCACGTTCTGGGACGGCGCAAGGCCAGGGTCGGCATCCTTCCGTCCACCCGCTGGCCGATTATCCAGATGGGATATGACCTTGGCCCCGCTAATTCGTGCATCACTTTCGAGCAGAACCCGCCCACCAACGATATCCCTTTGTGGTCGATCTTCGATGAGATCATCCATATTCAGGCGGTCGACGGCAAGAATACCCCATGGCATATCATCGCCATTGAGATGCTCAAGAAGATGAATTTCTGGTGTAAGGTGATGGGTAAGAACTTCGTCTTCCAACACCTCTCCGATAGCGACGCCTTCACCAAAAAGAACACCGATGGGTCGATTTCCGGACGACAGCTCGAGCGAACGCTGCGCCGGATGCTTGATGAAAGGGCCGACAGCTACCCGCACCTGAAGCATCTCGGCAAGCGATTCAAGATCCAGGGAGTGCCCAAACCGCAGGGCAGCGTGGCCGGCCGGGTCAATATCGTCATCGCCAAGCTGATGAACAACGAACTGAAGTTTTCGGACCTGTGTCCCTTCCATATCGAGATGGTCGAACGGCTCGAACAGGCCCCGAACAAGGACAGCCTGCACCCGCTCAAGACGGTGCGCGGCCATATCCATGTCTTCGACTCCATGAGCTACCCGATGTACCATGCTGAGATGGGTGGTCGGCTTCTCAACTCCCCCGAGGTAGGGGAGATCACGTCGGATTATCTTGAAATGGGATGATCTTAGCGCATAAAAGCGATAACGAAGGGAAAGTAACCATGAAAGCAAAACTTGAGATCCCGCTGGATGAAGACGCTCTCAAAGAGCATTTTAAGAATCGAGAACCCGGCGATGTGCTGGAGTTTACGATGACCGTATCAATGGCTGATCTGCTCGAAGTGACCGAGGACAAGGCGGTCCTGGAGTTAGATGAGATCATTTTTGACAAGTTCGAAGTCGTCGAAGTTGAGGAGGAGGAGGACGAAGAAGATGAACCCATTGCCTTCGCCGACATCGGGCAGGCAACCAACACCGCGCTGCCGTCATGAAGTCATTAGGTTATACCATCGGGGAGGAAATGTGCTGCCCGGAACCTGCCGCCTCAACTGAAAAGGACGAGACGCATTACCCCACCATTTACATCCACGAGAAGGAAGTGGCGGCTGCGCTCGAACTCGAGGACATGGAGGTGGGGGACGAATTCACAGCCACGATTCGGTTTCGCGTTCTAAGCAAGGGCGTGGATGAATCAGAAGACCATAAAAGCATCAATGCACAACTATGCCTGAAAGCGGTCGATGATATCACAGTTGACAGCAAAGAAGCCGACAGCTTCACCTCGGCGCTCCACGCGGCGGGGAAAAATTACTGACGAGCTGATTGATTACGCCAAGCGCGCCCTCCCTCCCATCAAGAAGGAGGGAATTACGCGCTTGCCGACCTCGGCCAATGTTGCGGACCGTGATTTCGCAACCGCCTTTATCGCGCTTTGTCATGAGTCCTCAAAGACGATTCTGGTCCGTCCGGTCTATGAAAGTAAAAGTTCGGTGGTTGCCGTTTTGTATATGGGGGCCCATTGCCAGGGGCTTTGGGCGACCGGCCGGCGAGGCCAGCATGGGTCTCGCAACCTCAACGATATTTTAGAGAAAACCGAGTTGGTGGTCTATAAACAACCATGGCGAACGTGGGAATCGTGGCCGTTTTTCAGTGCCGATCTGCCGATGAAACACTTCGAAGCCGCCTACGAAGGAGCCGTTGCGCACCGGTGTGTTCCCAGATTGGGGCCTAATTCTGCCTTTACCCCTCCGGGAAGCCAGGAAACCCCGTTTACGGAAATGCTGCATGAGATGCGATGGGAGCGGGTTAATCGCAGGAGGATGAGCGCTGACCGGGTTGACAAGATCAAGGAGGCGATGGGCCTGACTTCATATGAGCTAAGTGTCCTGATCGGCTGCCCGTGGGATAAGTGGTTTATGTGGATCAACACCTGCGCCAGCTATGACCTGGAGAGCTCGGCCAAATTATGGCTGGCGACTCTTGAAAATCACATTGCCCAAGCCAACGGGCAGAAACCTGAGCCTCTATTTTACCCCGCAGGATTTGCGCCATGATTGACTACGACATACTCGATAAGGACTTCGAGACGAGCAACGCTCGCCTTCGGCAGATCTGCACCAATCACGACGCTGCCACCCCTGACGGCAAAGTCCACAAGAAGCTCAGTAAAATCCTTGGGGAACGGATTCAGGAGGGGGTCAACTGGTCGCTACAGCAAGCCCACTTCTACGCGGCGGCTGATCTGATGTGGGACGGGGTTCCGATCCTTCCCGAGAACATCCCGTTAATCCAGTACGCCCAAGGGCGCATCAAGGAATCAGTAGCGATCACCCAGCTGGAGAAGCTCAACTGCGCCGATAATTTCATTGAAACCAAGAAATGCCAGGTCGATGGCAAGGAGCAGGAGGTCAAGTCCCTCAATTACCAGAAGTTTGTCGAGGTCTGTGTCGGCCTGGGCCGCTCCTATTTGAGTCGGCGCCTTTTCGCCCAGCAGAATAAATACGACAGCCAGTACCCATGGTTGCCCTACGAGAGCCGCCATCGTAATTCGGTAGGTAAGCTGCGGGCCGAGGCGATGGGCGAATACGCTCAGATTATGGTCGACAGCTACGGTTACAAGGACGTTCAGGAGCAGTTCACCCGCGACATGCTCATGTACACCACGGTGCCGGTCTTTCCTGAGTGCGCCTGGGACGAGGAAAGCCAGGTTCGCTATTCGAGCGAGAAAGAAAAGAACATCACGAAGATCGTCCGCGAGGGTGTTCCCATGACCGTCGTTCACCCGTCGCGCTGGTTCTATGACCGGACCTATGCCCCCCGCACGCTCAACACTGATACCGGCTGCGAGTGGACCGGACACTGGGATATCCGAAAATTCGGAGAGATCCACCTCGATGACAAACTCTGGAACAAGGATCGAATCAAGTATTCGGCCGCGCTAGGCAAAACCTACCAGGGATTTGCCAACTATCTGGACATGGTTTTCGCTTCCGACCCGATCAGTATTGCCCCTCCCAAGGCAAGGGCCGGTCTCGGTGACGTGCCTTTGGCAACTGCCAATGACCGTTCGGCGATGAGTTCTTTCTACGCGCAAAACGACCATGACACGAGTGTCTTTCTGACGGACATCCGCATGAAGTTAGTCCCCCGCAAATGGGGATTGGGCAAATACCCGCACCCGGTCTGGATCCGATTCCTTGTCGGGAGCGACGACACCATCTTGTTCGCTGAGATTTTGCCTTCGCGCCCCTGTTTCACGGTCTCCTTCAACGCCAAGGATTCCCGCCTGCTCAATCAGTCGCAGATGCACGAAATGATGCCGTGGCAGGACCAGCTTTCCAACCTGATCAGTCAGTCGATAATGGTCATGAAGCATTCGCTTCTTCGGATCATCCTGCTCAACACGGAAGTCCTCGATGATGATACCATCGAAAAGATTAAAGCGGATCTCACCAGTGATACTTACTACGTCAGCCCACACCTTCTGCCCTATTCCGCTCAACGATTCGATGAGCTGGGGATTGATATAAGGACCGGGATCGTCACGATCGTCAGCGACACCCGGCAGCTCGATGAGTACTTAAACAACTCCTTCAAGGCTATGGCCAATATGCTCGGCCTGATGGAGCGCCTCATGATGCTCTCCCCGCAGGAACAGGGG